CATCTTTCATTGGATTCCAGTTGGCTTCACCGCAGAATGCACAGATTCTTTCTATTTTAGGACAATATTTGAACATTGGTTACATATTACCATTTAAACTACAATCCCCTAAAAAAAGTGCCCCTAATTGCCCGCATACGGGCGTTTCTCAAGTTTTTCGATATAAGGTATGGCTGGGAAAGTAGCGAGGGAAACACCCCCGCTACGACTATTTAACGTGGTACTTAGAAAGCCGGCTTAGACGACCCTTTATTACCATATTTCTCAGACGGTTTCTTGAAACTCATGTAGAAATACTCATTCCCACTGCTTTTTGCTGTGCGCCTCCACATTGCAAACTCCATGATTTCATCACCCACTTTACCTTTACCAGTAAAGTCGGGTTGATTGTCCGCTGACTTCTTATCGTTCTCAAATACCGTAGCGGTATTCTCTTTGTGTTCAAATGCCATTGTTGGCTCCTTTGTTTGTTAAATGTTTTAGCGAGTACAATATCAACCTAAAGATACTGGTTTTAAAAAACAGCACATTCATTAAATTGTTGGCCAACCAAGGCCTGCTTATCACACCCGCTAAACTGTATTCTTTATTAATGAAAGCAGTAGGCAGTAGTGGTCTAATGGAACAACCATATATGGCTCGCCCCTGTCTTCCCTTATTACCACACCAATTTCCTGTTTCTCTGGCTTCACCCATGTTGCAATTGTCTTTCTCCTTTTACAACCATAATACTTTCCTTCAATCTCCACATCACCCATTTCATGCTGGGCACCACCCCGGTCTCTGTTAAACGCCTCAAGGTCATAGCCCTTGGCTGTATTAACTGTCTGTCTCTGGAGTTCCGCGCCCCTCTGCCTGTTCCTTTTCCCGCGCCTTTGATTTTCTTTGTTCTTCTTTTTGTAAGTACTTTGTGAATTTTTTGACATCTTTTTTCCATATCATATAGTTTTCAAATAATCCTCTTACCATCCTAATCTCTTTACTCAACTCATACATTGATTGAAATAGATAGTTAAGCTGGTCGTCTCGCTCCTTATTGCTTAGCTTGTTCTTTTTTGACTTCACTCTATCACCATTTTAATTGTAGTACCCTTCACTATGCAACGAGGACAGTTCTTGTGGAGATTCTTTACACTTGCCCTATGCTTCAATGAGCATTCGGGACATACATATGCCCAAGCATGGTCTCCATTATAATTGTCCCCATAATGCACATCGGGCTCTTCTTTTTTAATACCAAATAAAAACTCAGGATTTAACAACTCTTCCAATGGCAATAGAATCAAACTGGAGTCATGGTTATCGCCACCTTTTACATCACGCTTTGAATTGCCAAGATACTGACGGCACATTCCACGAAGCACTTCTGTCTTTAAAAAGATTGCGGCGTTCTCGTTCTGTTGTTCATCTACCAATATATATGCCACAAACTTAGCCTGCGTAACTGCAATACCACTTGACTTCCCACCGTTGGCATATTCCACAGCGACATTGCCCGTTTTCCATGCCTTATAATCCTTCTTAAACTCTACGGTCTCTAACAGTTCGGCCCACTTGTTCTCTGAGAGTTTACCCTCCAACAGGTTCACATCAAATCTATTATCTGCACCACCACTATCCCTTACCTGTTTAGTAATCTCCTTCAACTGCCCCTCATCAAGATTAATACTAATGTTTTTCATTCGACTGTTCTAATGGGTTAGTACTCATAGTATCCGAAGAACCAGACGCTACTTTCCGGTGCCGTTTTAACTCCACCCTAAACCCAAGCCTTTCCGCCTTACGGCTGACCCACTCAACAAAATCCCTAATGTCATCATCGGTTGTATCATCCGAGGGGTGTATATACAATTGGCTCCAGTCCATTAGAATGGAACCTCGCCAACCTTCTTCCTTAGCGTACCAACAGGATACCTCACCGGGTTGCCAGACTCATTGACAAAGTTCTTATAGCTTACCTCAATAATCACACTGAACCCATCTATCATATCAAACTTTAAATATGGTAAAGTAATTCTGTCGCCATCTTTCTGTTCCAAATTAAGGATACCGCAAAACTTAGCGAACCCCCAATTACGGCTCGGCTTATAATTGTATCCGGGCTTCTCCTTGTAACGAAATATCCCATTGTCTTTAATGTCTGCTTTCGGATAGTCCCTGTGTTGAACCGTATAAACCGGTTTGAAAACGTCAGCAATGAACTTACCACAAATAACATTATCCACCACATCTAACGCTGTAATGGTTGCTTCGTATTCACCGATGGGTAACTTTGTACCGACACCCGTATCACCGGGTATGTAATATGCGTTCCCTGACATCCGTTTTATTCGTACGACGATTTGATAATTTGTATCTTATCTAAGGAAGCCTGAAGGTTGTCCATTGTAATTTTACCCGCTTTTAAGGCTTGCAAGACCTTTTCAAGGTCATTGTCATTAAGGCCTTCCGCGTCTATATGAACCATCGCTTTAACAAACGCCTTTGAACCTTCCGATTCTGTTGTAATCACCNTCTTACATTCCTCTACGGGCATTAGTTTTGGCCGTGATTTGTCTGGCTTCCCCTCGTCGGTAGGGTAATAATCTGGGCCCTCCATCACGTATTCTACAAACGCTTCTATNTTCCCTATCTCGCTTGGCTTCAAATCACCACCCCTTTTGTACAATTCTAAAGCAAAACCGTACCTAACTTTACCACGGTTTACCTTACCCCAATCTACTTGTTCGACATTATTATCCATTATATTATCCTCTTTGTTAATGCATCCCTTTAATTCCACCGCCACAAACCTCAAAAAACGAGCAGTATTTCTTGTTACACTCCCAATTCTCCACAGGTNCAAGCCCCGGTTCGTCTATGTTTTCTTTAATTGGGGGCAACCCATCTTCAAACAACTCTTTTACCTTTTCCCAGTATCTCTCAGCTGTATCAAGGTAGCTAAGGGGAACCCTAAGCTCCTTTACTCGCGAATTGTTTTTATTGTAGAACAAAAGTGACATCTTGTTTATCTTAATATTGTTATCTCTAAAATACAGACCATAGGTTCCAAGCTGAATCATATAGTTTTGAATGCCATTTACGCTTCCATGCTTACTGAATATTGANTGCCACTTATAATCGTTACAAGTCTTTATATCATACAGGGCGGCATCCCTTAATACCATGGCATCAATAAAACTCCTGACATTTAGCCTTGGAATGATGATTTCTTTTTCAATATAGACATCCAAATTGTTCTCATCTGCATATATCTGAAGTGCATCCTGCATATCAGTATGTACCAAATCACCCAACCGAAACAATCGCATTGTATCTGAGTCCTTATCAGACGCCGGAAACCCTTCTATCTGAGCATAGTAGTGCTTACGCATACATAGACCGGCTCCAGATGCATGATACCAACTGTCCCGCCCCTCATACCGAGCCTCAAAGTTATCATCTCTCAGGCTCAAAATGTGGTCGTCGTATATTTTAAAGAGGTCAATCATCTTCGTCCACCACAATAGTTGGCAGTACATCCGATATTTTTCTGGATATCAGGCGTTTCATACCCTGATTCTTTGCACGCTGAACCATGTCATTTACCAATGACAAAGCCCAATTATCAATGTTGTTCAAGGCGAGTATGTTGACCTGTACACCCGCATCATTAAACAGTCTTTTAACTGCTGTTTTGTTTAATACCATTTTATCTCTCCGAATTAGTTGCCAGAACTTAATGCCGTTTCTAAGCATATTCAATCATTAATTCGTTTAGATTCATCATCAGACCACATATCCATAGCATCAAGTTCAGACCTTATTATGTCTGACACAATACTCATAGCCTTATAGATTCCAACCATATACATTGTGTTCTGAGAGTAATCATCATTTTGATTGTTTCTTGAGAGTCTCCGATTCTTTTCCCGGACAATATTAACCTCATCCCGTAGTTTCTCTAAGACTTGTTCCAGTTCCGCTAACACTTTCTACCTCTTCTTTCTTGTTCAAATTATCTTCCCAACCAACAGTCCCAATAGCAACCCGAAAATAAAATCGCGGTGCTTCTTGGCTTCGTAAATCAATGTAATTAAAAAATCCATTGACACTTGTTTTAACTCACTCATCGTCTTTTTGTTCCCTCTTTTCTTTATAAATAGCACTCAATAGCAATAGGTAGTTACGAGCATCAGTTATCCGGCCTTCAATAGGCTCCTCTGACGCCTCCACCCCATCTAATTCATAGTTCCTTATGGAATCCATGTGTTTTAAGAGATAGACCAACGCCACAAAGGACGGAGAACATTTAAGTCTTTCAGCGATTGACTTAAAGTTTTTAAGCTTATCCTCGTCACTCACCGTATATTCTTTGCCTTTGTCTAACATTAGCTTCATTTCTTTAAGATGTTGCTCGTCCGCCCATTCAAAGAAGTCTTTTACTTTCACGTTACATACTTCTTTAGCAGGGAAAACAGGCTACTTATTTCGTTATCACGCATTCTGTCTAAAATCTTCCGTTGCAATTTTAATTTCATTAATACTTTTATCATGGTTTCTCTGTCATGCTTATCCATCGTTACTCCATTAATTTAGCTATATAAAAATGGGGAGGCGGAAAAAACCACGCCACCTCCCCGAGAAGGGACATCCGAAGGAAGAAAGGACGGGGTAATGCAAAACCCCAAACTCCTCCGTGCCCCATTAATCATGTTCGATTCCCCTTAAACAGATTAAACATACCTTCCATTGCGTAGTCAAAGATGTTTGTTCTTTTCCTACTGTCTCGCTTCTGTCCCGCCCTGTATCCACGCATATAGATTGTGTGTTCTGTTGGGTTCTCTTTTCTTTTACGTCCTCTTTTAGGCATCTATTCTCTCCTCTTCTGTTACGATTGCATCATAAACATCTTCTGGTAATATCTCATACCCATCACACTCGGGGTTCTCACACCCCAGTCCAAGTTCCGACGAACCATCGCCGGTATAACTGGAGGCATAGCCCCACCACCACATAAGCTTATCACACTTAGGGCAATGTACTCTTGACTTTTCACCGTCCATATGAATCCAGCTTTGAAATTGGTATGTTATAGCAATCAGCTTTAAAGTAAAAACCTGTACCCGGTGGAGAATCTGGGTCTAACTCCCCCTCTTTGTAAAACTTTGCTTTTTTGTAAAAGCTTTTCTTATTTATCTTACCCAAGTACCACGCGGAAGAATGGTCGTTTAAGACACTCACGAAAGCGTACTCGTCACATTTTTGCGCGGTGTTAAAATCGGCTACGGTGCAATTGTAATTTTCTTTTGGAGCCACGGTTCTTTCTTTCGTTTTAACGTCAACCCTAACATTGTCTCCGTAAATTATATCGTAATCATACGTATCCTCAATCCTACCGCCTAACACCTTTTC